GGTTTCAACTCTGTTGAGTCGAAATTGTCCCGTTCGGAGTGGACTTGCACATCTGAAAATTTTGATCTCTGGTTGGATACAGTATATTCGACTAGGGCACTCAAAATGGCTACTAGAAAGCGCTTCGCTTCGCTATTGGCTACCGCGCATATTGACGGAAAGGCCTTTGACCGCTTTATGTGGAATCGATATAGTAAATATAAAGATTCTGCTAAACGTATCTTTGGCTTTAAACTGTTTTTGTGTACGACATTTGTTCAAGGCAATAGGTTTTCTACTGTACCTAAGAATAATCTCAAGGACAGGCCTATCTGTATTGAACCATTGGCCAATATCCTGACTCAACGTCGGATTGGAATAGGGCTCCGTTCATCTTTACTAGATGTCGGGATCGATATTCGTCATACGGCTGATCTTCACCGTATGATGATTGGCGCATCAAAATACGCCACGGTCGATTTAAAAAATGCGAGTGATCGCATATCAATTCATTTAATTCGTTATTTGCTCCCTAAACGAGTGTTCGATTTAATTGAACAAGCGCGGTCAGAAATGACATTAGGACTTGATGGTGAGTTTTATTTCATCAAAAAGATATCCTCTATGGGGAACGGGTTCACGTTTGAATTGATGAGTCTTATTTTAACCGCTTTATGTAAATCTTACACAAGCGACACTAGCGTGTTCGGAGATGATATAATCATACCGAACGCCCACGTTAGTGAGCTTCTGCTTGACCTAGAGAACGGTCAGTTCATTGTCAATGGGGACAAAACCTTCATCAACAGTGACTATCGGGAAAGCTGTGGTGCTCATTTTTTAGATGGGCACGGCTACGTGGAATCGTATGATTTCAGGTGGCTTGAGAATGTAGGTGAGCTGATAACTTGTATTAATAAGTTATCTCGACTTGCCCTCATTTATCCAAGCTTCCGCAACCTCTATTGTGAGGTTTATCGAGCGACGCCCGCGATCTTATACGCGGAGAATCCCTGTAAGGCTACAGGGAGTTGGCATCGACAACAGGAACCATGGGGTAGTCCTAAACTTGATGTAACAACGGTATTAAGTCCTTTCCAATTTCGAAAGGATGGATTGCCAATGAAATATCAGGCAAGAAAGAAGATCCGCAGGTATTGTGAAATCTACCACTTGAATCCCAAAAATGCTTCATTGCACTATGGGTATGAGTGGAAAGATTCCCGGCCTGCACCTTCCATTGTGAACGCGACTCATGACTGGGCGAAGATATTAATGTATCTTAGATCTGGTCGTAAGTGCAGCGACACGATTAAAGGGCATGGTGCATTTAAATCCTTCTTAGCTGTTACGTTATATGACGGATCCACCTTGCGATGGACCGACATTTGTAAAGCTATTGAATAGAAGGTGTGGGGCGTTATAGAAGGACTACGGTCTAACTATAACTTTCTAA